CCTCTCGTACCGATACAAAAAACGGCGACGGCAGCGTTCGCCGCCAACCCAAGCCATATCACAACCTGAGCGACCGCCAGTATTTGTGCAAAAAAGTCAATTTTGACACTCAAGTCAGCTACGACGACATGGACTCTTGGAGCGCCCAACCCGAATACGTCAAGCTGATTAATAACCAGCTCGTCAAATCCAAAGCGTTGAGCCTGATTGCCATCGGCTTCAACGGCACCTCTGCCGCTGCGACCACCAACTTTGCCAGCAATCCGCTCTTGCAGGATGTACAAAAAGGCTGGTTACAGCATCTGCGCGAAAATGCCGCGACCAACGTCATGGGCGGGGCTGCTAAGGCAATCGAAATCGGTACAAGTAAACCGTACACCTCAATCGACCATCTCGTTACCGACGTGATGGAAAACCTGATTGACGAAGAGTTCCACGACATGCCGGGCATGACCGTTATCTGCCATCAATCTTTGTTGTCTGAAAAATACTTCGCAGTCATCAAAGAGGCAGGCAATAAGGCAAGTGAGCTGCGTCCCGCCGACATCATCATGAGCGAAAAACGCTTGGGCGGTCTGCCGGTCGTTACCGTGCCATATTTCCCGAAAAATACCCTGCTGGTTACGCCGCTGGAAAATCTGTCGATTTACTTCCACAAAGGCGGCCACCGCCGCAAATTGGTGGACGAGCCTGAATTTGACCGCATCGCAGACTACCAATCGGAAAACATCTGCTATGTCGTCGAAGAGTATGGCGCGGCCGCCTTGGTCGAAAACATCAAAATCGTGAAGTAAAAATTCCGACGGACTAAAAAAAGAGCATCAAGCGTCCGTCGGCTGTCAAAAGGTCGTCTGAAACGAGCTTCACCCCGTATGGGTTGCGGCGATTGAGTTTCAGACGACATAACAGAAAGAAAAATAATGACACCCGCCCAAGCACATAAACAACAAGTTTTGGCCGAGCAAGCCGCGCAAAACGGAGAGGACATCAATGCCGCCGAACCGTACCGCCGCTTGCTCGCCTCCCTCAACGCAGACCGCGCCGTATTGAGCCAAATCAAAGCGGTTTCCGATAAGGTCCAAGCCAAAAAAGGCATGGTTTTGAAATATCTGCCGTGGCTCGAAGACGTGTACCAAGCAGGGGCGCCGTCTGAATCAGACCCTGTCTTCACGACTGCGCTTTTGTGGCTGATTGACATTGGCGACCTCGATACTGCCGTGCCGTACATCCTGTTTGCCATCAAGCATGATATGAAGGTGCAAGACGACTACCGCCGTGACTTGCCTGACCTGTTGGTCGAAGAGTTGGCAGAGCAATTTGCCACCGGTGCCGATTTAAGTCCCGAAAATCATACTGAATTGCTCGCTCTCTTGAGCAGTACGGATGGCGAGACAGGCATGCACACAATCAATCTGACGGACATCGTCCGCGCCAAGTTTTTCAAAGCATGTGGCGAGCGCGCCGAAGAAGTCGGAGACGTGCAGGGTGCCGTAGGCTATTACGAATCCGCTTTGCAGTATTCCGACAAAATCGGCGTCAAATCCCGTATTGCCTCACTCAAAAAACAGCTTGAAGGCTGAAATCTTCCCCCCGCCGGGCGCAAGCCTGCGGAAAGTCCTCCCGATTAATCGCGGACGGCCTTATCCGTAAAAGCCTCTGCGCCTCTATTCCGAAGCCCGCCTGAATATCGGGCGGGCTTCTTCAGTATGGACACAAAACATGACGATGGTTTTCGCCGATACCCCCGACCAAGGGCGGCAGGAATTCGATCAATCCGAAATCCGAAGCATTCCGTTTTTCCCCGTTATTGACTTAACAAACTTCCGCGAGGTCATGCGGATAGAGGCGAACATATCCAGTTCGCGCGTATATCACGCCGCCCTCGAAGCCGTCGCACATGTCAACGGACAGCTTAAAAAATACCGTATTTCCGCCGTTCAGGTCGGCAAATCCACGCTTGCCGAAACTGGCGATTCAGACGACGTCATCAATGGCGAATCCGTCAAAACCATCCATTACCGCCGCGCCGTCTATTGCTATGCCAAATCCCTACTGCTTGAAAAATACGCGGACACAGAGCCATCGGGAAAAGCGGGCGAGCGGGCAGAAATGAAGCAAAGTCAGGCGGAGGACTACCGCCGCGAAGCCCACTACGCGACCGCCGCCGTCATGGGCGAAAGAAGATGCGATGCGGAATTAATCTGAAATGGAATACATAACGAAAGAAGGCGACACCATCGCAAATATCGCATGGCGGCACTATGGCACATCGGCAGGGCATACCGAGCGCATCCTGACCGCAAATTACGGCTTGGCCGCCTACCCTGCCCTGCTGCCCGCCGGCATAAAAATAAGGCTGCACGAAGCAGCGCAAAACGAAGAAATGCAAGAAAAATCTACCCTGAACCTATGGGATTGAAACGTTATGACCCACGATAAAACCACCACCGCCGTCAATGCCGCCGTTATCGTCATCGGAAGCTACCACGTCCACGCCTCCGTCGCGTTTGGCGCGCTTATCGGCGCTTCACTGTTTGTCCTAAGCCAAAAAGCCGAACGTCCGATCAATAAGGCTTGGTTGTTTGCCGTGTCCTTCATTGGCGGAATTTTTGGTTATGACGGCGCGGAAGATATTGTTAACTGGCTGATGCCGGGCGACGAGCTGCGCATCAATAGTTTTACTGCTGCCGCCCTCTTTTCTGCCGGTTTGGTATTGGGACTGCAACGCATCATGCGCCTGATTGACCAAGGTCGTCTGAAAAACACGGAATTGGAAGAGGAAAAAGAGGTATGAATACCGTTCAAACCACCGCCATCATTGCTTTATCCCTGACTGCCGCCCTGAGAATCATCATGTTCGACGCGCGCGGAAAGACGCATAAGCCGTTGAGTGCGGCAATCGCCTATCTGTCTATCGTGTGGTTTTGCAGTCTCGCACTGGCCGCCGCCTTTGCCATCGAATCCCTCACAACATGGCTACTGATTTTCGGCCTCGCCCTGCACACGGGTGCAGTGTTATGGAGCGGCGGAAACGTCAGCAAAATTAACCCGAAAAAAACCCGACCTATCGCAGCAAATCAAGGATTTTTGAAACGCAATGCAGCAAACACATCGCGCGAAAAATTTATGAGCGACTGGCGGAAAAACATTTAAAACACACACCTAAAGGAAAAAATATGACTGAATTACCTTGGATGGCGGAAGCCCGCCGGCACCTCGGATTAAGAGAAATCGTCGGTGCGAAACATAACCCGATTATCCAGTCTTGGCTCAAAGAGATGGGAAACTTTCCCAATGCTGCAAAAGCGTGGTACGCAGACGACGAGACGCCTTGGTGCGGTCTGTTTGTCGGGTACTGTCTCGGCAAAAGCGGGCGCGCCGTCATCAAAGATTGGTACCGAGCAAAGGCATGGGGCGAAGCTGGGCTGACCAAGCTGTCTAAACCTGCCTATGGCTGTATCGCCGTGAAATCCCGCAAAGGCGGTGGCCATGTGTTTTTCGTTGGCGGCAAAAACGCCAAAGGGCAGATTATGGGATGGGGCGGTAATCAGGGCAATGCCGTATCAATCGTGCCGTTTAACGCCGCCGACATCGATGGCTACTACTGGCCGTCTAAATTGGTTGATGGTAAGCCGGTTAAATCGTTCCCGTCAGAGGAGCGTTATAACCTGCCCATCGTTACCGGCACTGCGGCAGCAGGCGTGAGCGAAGCCTAGGAAGGGAGATGATATGAAAACAGCTATTGTTGTTGTCGTGTCTTATATCCTGACCGTCGCCGTCCTCGGATATGGCTTGATGTACATGCGAAAAAGCAATAAGGCACTGACACAAACAGTCGCCGCGCAGGAAGCCGCCATCAAATCAAAAGACGCAACAATCAGGATTTATAAAGCCCGCGCCCAAAGCTTGCAGGAGCAGGTAAACCAAATCATGAAGGTGCAGGCTGAAAAAAACAGCCAAGTCGAAGCAGCACTGACTAAGCATCATGAATGGTCGTCTGAAAAACTGCCCGAAGATGTAGCCAAAACCATCAATAAAAAATAACAGCGGGGCGCATGATTGCGCCCTTTTAAACATCAAACTATGAAAGATAAAGAATGAAACGTCTCTCCGTTCTCGTTGCCGCCGTTGCCCTTACTGCCTGCACCCATAATCCGCCGGTATCTGTACAGGCTGCCGAGTCATGCCCGCCGGTGCCGAAGTGTGAAGCCTACCCGCCCGAAGAGATTACAACCAATGCGGACATGGTTCGCGCCTTGATTGCCTATCGCTCGGCGTTTGAACAATGCCGCCTCTATCGCGACGCTTTGTCAGCCTGCCTCAAAGGCGATGAAGAAGGGAAAGCTACACCATGACCGACATCATTGACCAAGCCTGCGACTTAGAGCAAAAAATGCGCGAATTCTGGCTGTTACGCCAAAAGGAACAAGAATCCGCCGCGCCATCCGCCCAAGAGTGTGAAGAGTGCGGTGAAATCATCCCCGAAGCGCGTCGAGAAGCAGTGCCGGGTTGCCGATTGTGTATTGACTGCCAACGTATCGAAGAGCAGCGGCAGCGGTTTAAAAAATAAGGTCGTCTGATAATGGAAAAGCCCAAAAGCCTGCGTCTTGCCATACAAGAAACGCTGCCGGAGTTTAAAGACGCCCCTGACCGTCTTCGTTTGACGGTTTTGTCGGGGCAGATTATTCCGAAACGAAATACATTGAGTTATGAAGCGAAGTACACGCTCAATATTTTTATTCAGGAGTTCCATCGCGATCCTGCGTATCTTTTTTTGATTGTGAACAAGTGGTTGCAAGAGAATCAGCCGGATATTTTATGTCCGGGTGCGGACGCATCATCACGCGCCTTTATTTTCGAGGCTGAACCGATAGAGTCGGATGTATGGGATGTGATGATAGAGCTTAAATTGTCAGAGACCGTCATCGCCGGACTTGATGATAATGGTTTGGTTACATACAAAGTCAAGACAGAGCCGCCGCGACAGGTATTTTAGGCATCAATGCGGGGCGCAATCATGCGCCCTTTTTGCTAAAAGGATAAACAAATGCAAGAGTTGGAAGAGTTTGTCGCGCAAATCCGCCATCTGGCATTGCAACTCCAACCGTCTGCCCGCGCCAAGCTTCTGCGCAATATCGCAACGGAGCTGCGCCGCCGTAACCGCGAACGGATTCGGGCAAACGTGGAACCTGATGGCAAGCCAATGGCGAAGCGTCAGGGCGACCGCTTTATGTTCCGCCGCATACGGGATGGCGAAGGGCTGAACGGTCGACCGTTTCGTTTTTTCGGGGAAAAATACGGCGACAATTACACAGGTCGCATCGCATACAGCCGTACAGAAAACGGCAATGAGCTGGTCAGGTTTGAGGGAAAGCGAAATCTATTAGGATTCCGACGGAAATATTTGTACTTGAAAACGCCGACCATATCCCGTATGGCAATGTTCCGTAGTCTCGGTGCCGCCCGCTGGCTGCGCCAAAAGGCAGACGCCAACCGCGCGCAAATTGGCTGGTTCGGCGGTTCGGCATCAGCCATTGCCACCGAACACGAAGACGGCAATTCGCGCAAAAACCTCCCATTGCGCCTATTATTGGGATTGCCGAAAGAGGATTTGCAGTACATCACAGACCAGTTATTACAAGCCCTAAAAATCGATTGAAAAAAGCCGTCTGAAAAAAATCAGACGGCTTTATTATTGTATTTTAAAGGCGGCGCATAAATCAGCATGAAAATGCATAATCTTGCATAAAAACGCATAAAAAACTAACATCCAAAAATCCCCGAAAACCCCATGAAATATAAGGATTTCCGCCTACTCTATCGCTGCATAAAAAAACACACCCACACAAACCCCGCGGGCTTGGAGGGGGAGCGCGCGCCGCCCGTCGTCGCAGGGTCGGCAACACAAAAAAAGGTCGTCTGAAAAAAGCAGACGACCACATAGCGAATAACATCATTTAATGCGATAACGGTCACGAAGAGCCATGACATCGCGCCCTAAGTTCTCGAGCATCTCCAGCCGCTCGTCTAAAAGTTCGGAGCGATCATAGGCGCGTTCGGTTTTGTCGGATATCCCGTGAGAAAGTAGCATCTCTCCGACATCTCTGCGGATTTTATAAACTTCGCGCAGGTATGTTCGCGCCAAACTTCGGAGGCCGTGCGCCGTTGTGTTAAGTCCCATCTTGGAGCGTAGTTTTATGCGGACAGTTTCGGAGGACATGGGTTTAGCGAATCCCGCACCCTCAAACAAATAAATACCGTTCACATTAAGGCGGAGAGCATCGAAATAAATAGTTTTCAAAGCCGAACTCAATGGAACAATATGCGGGCGTGTCTTCATTCGTTCGATAGGTATTTCCCAAATGCCTGCCTTGAGATTTATTTCTGACAGTCTAGTCCCTGCCGCTTCCGACGGGCGCGTCATGCTCAACAGTTGCCAGTAAATTAAAAGCCGCGCTCGGTCCCCAATATCTTTTGACGTTTCGAGGCGTTCAACTAAAAGGGGGAGTTGGTCGAATCGCAAAGCATCGAAATGACGTTCGGGCGGTTTGTCAAAAACCTGCTTGCCGATGACCGCAACAGGATTCGATGGGATAGAGCCGTCAGCAACAAAATAATCAAACATCAGACCTAAGTTACCTTTTACCCTCCGCAGATACTCCAACGCCTGCCGCTGCTCCATCTTGCGCAACACCGCGACAACTTCAGCCGTAGTGATTGACCGAATATCGCGCCCCTTGAATGTCGGCAAGACATTAAGCTCAATCGCAGCCAATACCTGCACCGCATAACGGGGATTCTTCCCAGTTCCCTGCTTACCCCCAGACTTACGCCATTTGTCAAACCACCGCGCCAAACAATTTTCAAACCGATATGCTGCTGCGGATACGTCGTCTGAAATCAATTTGGGATTTATACCCTTTTTAATTTTAGACAGCATCTCATCACGCCAAGCGCGAGCATCTGCTAACCCGAAGCGAGGGAAAAGTCCTAAAGTCATCGTGTCCATTTTCCCATCAGCTCGGCGGTATTGTAGCCGCCAAGATTTAGTACCGGACGGCAAAACCCATAAAGCCAGCCCGCCACCGTCGGAAAGTTTATAAACCTTGTCTTTGGGTTTGGCGGTTTTGATTTGAGACAAGCTCAAAGGCGTTACGATTTTAGGCATGTGTTACTCCTTGTTGATAACACATAAAATACCATAAAAAAATCAAAAGAATCTGTATGTACTCGAAACAGATTTAAAATATACAAATATAAAAAATGGCTAAGTATTTGATAACTTAGCCATTTATATATAGATTTAAAAGTCATGAAAAACTTTTAAAAAAGTAACTGGCAGAGAGGAAGGGATTCGAACCCTCGATACGCTATTCACGTATACACGCTTTCCAGGCGTGCGACTTAAACCACTC